GCTCATGGTGATATGCTTTTCCACCATCCGCCCACCAAACGCCACCGAAGCCGCCGGCAAGCCTATGCTCGTCGTATGGTCGGAAATGCCAACATCGATACGCAGACCGGTGCGGCGAAACGCCTCCTGCTGGCGTTGCAGCATCGGCAGATGGTACATCACGGGCGTTGCCGGATACACCGGCACACAGTGCAAGATGGTGATTTGCAGGTTGCTGCTGACCGACAATGCCCATTGAACGGCTCGGACCACCTCGCGCCAGGTTGCCGCTCCCTGCGACAGCACAATGGGCCGCGATGGCCGCACTTCGGCCATGCGCTCAATCAGTGCCCTGTACGTCAGGTCCCCCGAGGCGACCTTCCAGAACGGCACCCACAGCTCGTTCAGCAGTTCAACCGCCTCAAAGTCAAACGGCGTTGAGTTGAACGCTATGCCGCATTCTGCCGCGTAGTCGGCCAGTTCCTCATGCCACTCCCTGGGCAACTGGCACTGCTTAATCAGGTCGTAGGCCCAGTGTGTGGGGTGGCACAGGCCGTTCTTCGTGTAGGTTTGGAACTTGATGCAGTCCACTCCGGCTTCTGCCGTCGCCTTGATGAGTCGCTCCGCCTCGCCCTTGTCGCCGTTGAAGTTTGCTCCTGCGTCGGCCACGATTACGGTGCGGGTCCAGTCGATCATGTTGCTACCCCCTAGGCGTGTTACCCCGTATGGTGATTACAGTCTCTCTCCTCGGCTATATCGCGTCCGCCGCTCCCGCATCGATAAAGGTTCTGTGGAATGATAGAGATACTCCAGATTTAGGGAGCGCTCTGGGTATCGTGCTCGGACAGCCGCACCAATCGGCAGGTCAAGGACGTCGAAGTGCCTGCCAAACCACATGCGCCAAATGCACAAATACAAAGTGCCGTCGGCGTCAATGTACCAAGACCAGTAGGCAAGAGGGAGCAACTGTTTGACGTACCAGAGCAGGCTAGTCAGTTTTATTGGGCTGCTCCTTGGCCGCCTTGCGCTCCAGGTTGAACGTTCCGTCTACCATCGCTTCAAGTGTGTCCCAGGGGATGCCTTCAAGCTTCGGGGTAAGCCGGAACTCGGATTCGCCATCAGCCCTTGCGCGAAGTGCATCCAGGTAAAACGCCTGAATACTGGCTGCCCTTCGCAGGGCTTCTACCATTGGAACTTTGTAATAATCCCAGCCATCCTCACAAGTCCACTTCATGTCTTGAATGTCCACTGTGCACCCCTCCCCAGATGTGTCTACCCCTCACACCCGAAAGCCCATCGACTCAAACGGCCGCCGCTTGTCCTCCACAGCCTCCATGTCCAGCCGCATGTATACCCGACCGAAGCCAGGCACGTTGAAGTATGCTCCCTGGTACGGCGGGAACGTCCTGGCCCGGAGCAGGTTCACCAGGTCGCGGGCCTTGTACTCCCGGTCCAGGTCGATTGCGTCAATCACGTCGAGGCTAGACAGCCTGTAGTGTGTCCCTGTCTCGGGGTCCTGCGGCGTCCGGGGTGCCGTGTCTTCCTTAATGCTGGGCCATGTGCGACGGAATAGCTCTGCGGCAGTCTCCAGTAATCTGTAGTGCAATGTCTCGCCGGTGTCCCACGGATGCACGTCGACGCGCTCCTGCGCAATAATGTCCCCGGTGTCTATGCCCTCGTCCATCCAGTGCAGTGTGACTCCCGCAGGGCTGCCGTCGATGATGGGCCAGACGTTGGGGCAGGCACCTCGATTGTAGGGGAGATAGCCAGTGTGAACATTGACAATGGGCAAGTGGGCCAGCAGTTCTTTTGGCACCCTGTACCCGAACCCGGCGCTGACGCCGATGTCGGCTTTGAGGCGGAGAGCTTCTGTGTGCCACCTCGGTTGTCCATATTGCTTCCAGTGTGGATCGACAACGATAATCTCAGCGTTGTGGTGGCAGGTAATGATGGCCTGCTTATGCTTTGCCGTTTCGTCCGGGTGAACCGCAAGGCCGAGGACGCTCTCACGGGCTTCCCGCAGGGACTGCGCTATTTCGACTCCGAGTCCGCTATTCGCCAGCAGGAGGATGCGCACCAGCTCACCCCCGACATCTCTCGTAGTTCCTGCGCCCTCCGTCCCAGAGTGTTTCTGCAGGCCGCCGTGCATTTACTGACCCCGGTCATCTCAAGCACATCCTGCCACCTGCAGTTGCAGATGGCGACCGTCGCGGTGTCACCTACGCGGTTGGGGCATTTCGGGATATCCGGCACCGAGCACCGATGCCCAGGCCGCACACATCGGCAGGTGACTGTCTCGGGGTCCCACATTCTACAAGTGGCCGTCTCAAGGGTGCCGTCGGGCAGTTTGTTGGCCGTGCGGGGACAGTTGTTGAATTTGGACATGGATTTCCCCCTCTCGCCATCAGCAAGTGAACTACAACAGGGATTCCGGGCCACAAAGGGCGGCTCTGCCCCATTCTGACTCTTTCCCCTGCGCCAGGCGCGTCGCTTCCGCCGCGAGCAACGTCAGCAACGCAACTGTATCCGGCTCAGGCCCGAACTGGGCGAAGATTCTCTGCAAACGCTTGTAGTCGCCTTCCCAATCGATGGACAGCTTGTGCTTGTCCCAGCAGGCGCGTGGAGCAAGCGTCGTCCCGTCCCTACAACGCCCCGCCCATCTTGTCCATAGTTCACAGGTCACATGCTCCCTCTCGTCCGGCAGAAGCCGATTCGGGTTAATGCGCAGAAACTCCCATGCATCCACCAACTCGGCTCCCACGCCGTCGCAGAGATACCGTTTGGTGGCATCGATATAGAGCGTCGTGGTTGTCTCGGCGATGTAGACCATGCTCTTTAGGATGTTCGGATCAACCAACGGACAGTCGCCAGTAACCCTCAGAAACACATCCGGTTGCTCCTGCTCCACTACTGCCCGAAACCGCCCGGAGACATCATTCTCGTCTCCGGTCCACCTGTGCACTTCACAGCCCAGCGTTTTGGCTAGCTCAACAATGGATTTGTCCCCTACCGGGGTGGTCACAACCACGTCGGGAACCGCCTGCTGTGTGCGCCTGATGACGTGCTCCAAAACAGGACGCCCGGCTAGAGGCAGGAGCACCTTACCGGGCAGTCTGGTGGAGCCGAGCCGGGCCTGGATTATCGCGATGGTTTTCATGGGCTGTTGTCAGGGCGGTCTGTATCAAGCGGAGACGGCCAGTTGGTCCCATGGCGCAGAGTTGGTAGTACGTATATGTGGTATCTGTCTACGCAGTTCCAACTGCAGCAGTGGACAATCAGGTCATTTTCCAATTGCCCGTCTGATGCAACACAGATACGCACTAATCCTATCCAGGATCCGGGTCCGGGCGCATCCAAGCTGCGCGTCTTGCCGCAAATATCGCACCGCAATTCTTTTGTCAGCATGCAATTACCCCCTCGCTTATTAGTCCGGCACTACCAACCCCACAGAGCACCGACACAGAGGATGAGCCGTCGGTCCCGGCAACTGTATCCCTCTGACGTTGTCCTGAAACATCCCACCTACGGGCTGTATCTGCCCGTCCAGCGCACGGCAGATGGGGCAGACCCTGTCGTCCTTCGCGGCTATCCACTGCTGCATCGCGTAGGTGGGAACTATGCCCTGTTCCCGTGCCTGCCTCCACGATTCCTGAGTGCCCTTCGCCTGGGCGTTGATCGTCTCGGTTCGTGCTATTCGCATCGCCCTTCGTCTCAGCATCTTGCGGCTGTAGCTGTCCGTCATGCGGTCGACCAGCTTCGCCGACCGGTTGCCCTCCAGTGTGAGGCGCGTCCAGTAGTTGTGCACCGCCTTGGCCTCACGTTCTGTCAGGCCGATAATCTCCCTGATTCGCTGGCTCATGCGATAGGGCGGATCGCTACGGCGGAAGGCATCTTCGATGATGCGCCTGATACCTGCGCGGGTGTTGTCGTACACTTCGGCGACCAGTTCCGTCCCGTGTCGCCGTATCCACTCCTCGGCGTAGGGGTTGCGCAGGCCGAAGTTAAGGTTGATCTTCAGCCGCTCGGCCTCTTTGTAGGCAGAACGGAAGAATATCTCCCGCAAGATGCGGCCATGGATTCAAGCACGAAGTGGGGGGCCCCGACCTGCACGGCCATAACGGCGGCCTCTTCGGAGACGGACTCCTTGAGCTTCGCCGTGCTGTCGTTGAACATCTGAACCCACCGGTCTAGGTCCTTGTTGCTAGGGCTGGTGGGTCTCTTGCGGCTTGGGGCCTTGATTACCAGTCGCTTCATAGCTCGTCCGCCTGCTCCTTGATTTGAGGCAGGCCCATGCGCTGGAAGACTGCATTTGTCAGCTCCTCGTTCGGGAACAGCACCGCCCCGGCACCGCTCAGGGCAGTAATCATCTTGGCGATCTCCTCAAGCGGCATCTGCTCCAGGTCGCCGTGCGTAACCTCCGGCATAGTCTCGGGTTGCATGCCGTTGTAGATCAGGAGCTTGGGCACGGCGTGGCGGTTTATCTGCGCGGCGATGTGGTCCAGATAGGCGTTCGTCGCAGTGGCGAACAGGTTGGTCTTACTGCTGGCCAGCGCGAACGACCCGACCTTCTCCATACCCAAGAATAAGAACTCGGCCAAGGCGGACATGGCGGTCCGCTGCTCATACCGAGTGATGATGGCGTTGGTGTCGAACTGTCTGGTGCCTCCGGTGGAGAGGAGGCGGAGCTTGAACCCGGTCTTGATGACGTTGCCTTCAGAGTCGGAGATTTCCTCACACGGAATGACAAGACCCTCGCGTTCGTCGCGTTTGACATCGCCCATTTGTTCCTTGAAATCATTGTACTGGGCCTTCTCATCCGCACTTGCCGACTCCAGTGTGATGTGGGGCGGCACTTCCAGAACAGGCAGTCCGGCGAGGTCCCGCTCTATGCCGATAGCCTCAATCTCCTGGATCCGCTTCGTGAAATACCACGGCCTGAATGCATTGCGCAGAATAGACCGACCCTCAGGGTTGCCCAGCATCTCCTTGGTGCGGAAAAGCAACAGCTTTTCTATTGGAATGAGCACTTCCGGCCCACCCGTCGGGTCCTGCTGGTACATGCCCTTCAGTTCGTTGTTGTCGTCA